GCTCAGGATGTTTATTTAACTGGTAATCCTCAAATTACCTTTTTTAAAGTTGTATATCGTCGTCATACTAACTTCGCTATTGAAGCTATCCAACAAACTTTCAACGGAAATCCAGGATATGGCAACCGTGTAACTTGCCAAATCTCTCGCAATGGTGATTTAATCCACCGCATGTATTTAGCAGTTGATATGTCTGCTGAAACCAGAGAAGTATGTCCTTATTTCGGTTTACGTCTCGTTGACTATGTAGAACTTGAAATTGGTGGTCAAAAGATTGACAAACAATATTCCCACTGGATGTATGTATGGAATGAATTATCATTACCTATATCCAAACGTGATGGCTACAAGAAAATGGTAGGTGGTGATGGTGGTGTATTAAGTTCTACTTCTAATGATCAATTATACGTACCACTTGAATTCTGGTTCTGCCGCAATGTAGGTTTAGCTCTTCCATTAATTGCTCTTCAATATCACGAAGTCAAAGTAAACATCTTATTCCAAACTGCTGATAAATGCAGAGGTACTGATAATGCTCTTGGTGATCTTGGTGCTACTTCATTATGGGTAGATTACATCTTCCTTGATACTGATGAACGCAGACGTTTTGCCCAATTATCCCATGAATATTTAATTGAACAATTACAATTCACCGGTACTGAATCTGTATCTGGTGCACAAGCTAAACCAAAATTATCCTTCAATCATCCTTGCAAGGAATTATACTGGTTTGTTGAAGCACAAGGCGCCAATACTACTATTAATAACGTTAATTGGTTTAATTACACATTAACACCTGGTGCATTATCAGATGTTTTAACAAAAGTTAGTGAAAGAAGTGCAGTAAATTCCATCAATCCAATTGTATCTGCCAAACTAGTATTAAACGGAAATGATCGTTTCTCAGAACGTCCTGGTTCTTATTTCAATTTAGTACAACCTTATCAACATCACGAAAATGTTCCAGATAATGCTGGTTTAAATGTTTATTCATTTGCTCTTAAACCAGAAGAACATCAACCAAGTGGCACTCTCAATATGTCCCGTATTGACACCGCAGTACTAAACTTAAACTTAAGCTTACGAACAAACGAAACTTCATCATTACATGTATATGCTGTCAATTACAACGTTCTTCGCATATTATCTGGTATGGGTGGTCTCGCTTATTCCAATTAAATTTTTCTACATTATTTTTTTCATATTATAATAATAATAGTTTGTGTATAATAATATCTTCTTTTTTTTTCTCCACTAATAGTATAAAGAATATAGCGTAAATGGGTGGTGGTCTTCTTCAACTAGTAGCTTATGGTGCTCAGGATGTTTATTTAACCGGTAATCCTCAAATTACCTTTTTCAAAGTTGTATATCGTCGTCATACTAACTTCGCTATTGAAGCTATCCAACAAACTCCAACTGGAAGCAATTCCTTAGGTTCTCGTGCCAGTTTCCAAATAACTCGCAATGGTGATTTAATCCACCGTGTATATTTCAATGGTAAAATCAAGAATTATAATACTGCTGGCGCTACTAACAATGTAGCCCTTGTACCAAACTTTGGTCAAAAATTATTAAAAACTGTTGAATTAGAAATTGGTGGACAACGTATTGATAAACATTATTCTGAATGGCTATACATCTGGAATGAATTATCATTACCTTCTGGCAAACGCTCTGGTTACAATACTATGGTTGGTGCTAACAACGCTAATTTATGTACCAAATTAGCAGCACAATCTGAATACGAATTATATGTTCCTCTTGAATTCTGGTTCTGCCGCAATGTAGGTTTAGCTCTTCCATTAATCGCCCTTCAATATCACGAAGTTAAAATCAACATTGAATACGAATCTGCTGCTAACTTAGTAGATACTAATGATGCTAACTTATGTGAAGATGAAGATGCTGCAACTGCTGGCGAAGGTGCGGGCGAAGGTGGGTGCACTAATGGTAATAAACGTGCTGATAATTATGGAGTAAATTTTGGCTTAGAATTAGCTACGGCTACCCCTACTGCTACTGGTACTACTAAATTCGCAACCGGTTCTAGTGTTTCATTACATGATGCTAATTTATGGGTTGACTATGTTTTCCTTGATACCGATGAACGCAGACGCTTTGCTCAATTATCCCATGAATATTTAATTGAACAATTACAATTCACTGGCACCGATACCATGTCTCAATCTGCTTCTGCTGATAGCATGAAACCAGTTAGACTTAACTTCAACCATCCATGCAAAGAACTTATTTGGGCTGTTAAATCTGACAATAATGAATCAAAAGAACAATACCCATTCTGGAACAACTTTTCAACTGCTGAAAGTGAAGATATTGATACTAAAACTGCAAATAATTACAGTACCTCTAAAAATCCTACATGGCAAGCGAAAATTATGCTTAACGGCAATGATCGTTTCGCTACTCGCAAAGGTGATTATTTCTCCCTTGTTCAACCTTACCAACATCACGAAAATACTCCTGATGAAAACCACAAAGGTATCAATGTATATTCTTTCGCTCTTAAACCCGAAGAGCATCAACCAAGTGGCACTCTTAATATGTCTCGCATTGATACCGCGGTATTATCGTTATCTTCTCGTGTAGAAGGTACTATCCACGTATATGCGGTCAACTACAACGTTCTCCGTATATTATCTGGTATGGGTGGTCTCGCTTATTCCAATTAAAAAATAAATTATTTAATATATTTACATTATTTTTATATTTTTATACATGTTTCATATTAAACCATTCAAGTATATTATCATCATTAATAATAACATTATTTTCAATAAGTACCATAATATCAAATAATTTTTTAGATAACAAATATGATATTTCTTGTATATAGTTATTTAATCCAATGTTTCTTTCATTATAGCAATAATCTATCTTATTATATAAGATATCAATACATTTATTATTAAGTTTTTTAATATAATAGCTAAGTCGAGCTTCATAATGACTCATTTTATCATCTTTATATCCTAAAATATCTGGCTTCAAAATCTTAATCAAATACGATTCAACCATATCACAATTGTAATTATTAATTTTGTCTTCAAGTAGCATATTGAAATTAGTTTTTTTTTTAACTAAACTATTACATAGTTTAGATGATTCAGAGAGTTTTTTTAAGGTTCCAAAATCATTATTTAGATAACGCATGATGTTACCATTGAAATCTTCAATAAACACGTTGTTCATAATGTTAATAAAAGTATATTTATATATATTATCATTTTTTATATAAAAATTGAATATTATCTTTCATATTTATTAAGTTAAAAATGAGGTGTTATAGTTGTAATAAGAAATTGAATACTTTGGAAGGATTAACTAATAAATGCAAATGTGGTAACCATTATTGTAGCAAACATTTATTTTATACAGAACATGAATGTACATTTGATTATGTCTTTGATTATAAAGAGAAAGCAACCAGCAATATAGTAGATTTAACGAATAAGGTAATTAAAATTTAAAAATGAGTACATAATTTATAAAATATATAGATTTTCGCAAAGTTTATAAAAAATGAAATTAAAATAAAATTATGTACTCAAATTATTTAATAAAAAATGATATAAGAATATTATTATGAAGTCGTATTATAAATGAATGACTTAGAAAGAGCTGTGCTTTTTCAAAAAGCAGGAGATATTTTTATGGATAAATTTAGCGATACAAATTATTGTGATATTCCCGAAAAATATAAGTATCTATATAATATTTATATTCCATTGTCATCTGGAAATAAAAGAAAAAATAAAGAGTAATTATTGTTTCTTTATGGGCTGCTTGACAGGCTTCTTTTCTGCTGGTTTTTTAGTAGTAGATGCCTTTTTAGCTGGTTTCTTTTTTTTAGTGTTTTTAACACATGAATTACAATATTTAAGTAAAATTAAAAAATTATTAATGCTATCATCTTGTTTTCTAACCATTTATACTCTAATTAATCATTAGAAATAATAATACTATCTAAATAAGGATTGAGTATTTCGTCCACAATAAATTCAGGCTTAAACTCATCATAATTCATAAAGATTTTCAAGAGTTGTTCTGAAAATCCTGAAACCATTGCTGTTCCGTCTGTATCGCAGTTAACAGGGAATGTTCCTTGATTATCCGAATTGAGATTCCAGAATACAAACTTAGGTGCCGTATAACCACACTTTTTATATTTTCTAATAATATTCTGATAAATCGTTTCCAATTCTTCTTGACCATTTGATGCTTCATCAAATTGCATATCAGTAAATACAAAGAGTTTTTTTGGCATTTCATTATCAGAAATATTATGTTTAATACCATAGCTGATAATAGCTTCACAGCATTTAACAAAATCTGTGCTAAAACCATAACTTACATTCATCATAGAATTAAGTGATTCAAACAAACTAGGTTCATTATATTCCAATGTTACCAGTTTAGGTTCTTCACTGAATGTAATAAATTTGTTTTTAAACAAGCCATCGCAACATTGTGATGTTAGAATGCCAAGAGAAACAGCTACTTGTGCAGGAATACTGCCATTTCTTGCTCCAAACATTGAACCAGATAAATCTACTATTGCCAATGAATTATCAAAGTTACCAGATTTTTTAACATTTTCTAAAATAGTTTTCCACTGCAACTCAATAGTTTCATTTGGTCCATAATCATTATTATGACGTGTATCAATATAATATTTGGATAATTCATGAGGCAAGATACCAGTTACTTTGATTTCTGCTTTACCACTTCTAACATCAGCAAGATATTTGAGATATCTTTCTTCATCGTGTTTCATAAAGGCATTAAGTAATTTCTTCGATGCTACACCAGGTACTGCTTGATAATTAATATCACCCCATTTTCCACTACACATTAGAGTCTCGACAATATTAATTTTTTTTCTAAGCGGAACAATGATTTTCTTGCGATATTTTTCCATTCGCTTATCATCATCTAAACCATAAATTTCTGTTGCAACACGTTTGGCCATATGCTTTCTTTTATCATTTCTATCATTTTCACTAGGAGCCCATTTGGCACATAAAGAAACACTTTTATCGTCTTCAAGCAAGAGCTTATCATTCAATAGTTTCTTTGAAAATAACTTTATCTCATAATTTTTATTTATAGTACTAGCATTGTGATAATAAGTAATATAAAGTAAGTCCTTCCAGCAACCATATTTATCAATGTAATTCATTAGATTATCACAATATGTGGCAAACTTATATGTTCGCAACCACATCATTGCTTGATTAGCAACCTTCTTTTCTTTTTTTCCATTTACTCTATCGCGCCCATTGAAAATGATTGCAACCGTTTTCTTTGGGTCTTCTTTCCAACACTTTTCAAGATATTCGTAGCTCACTTTTTTATCCAAATTACGGACAAACATCATAAAATAATCAACGATATTGCTTCCTGTTGTTTTGAGAGAAACAGCTCCATTGGTAGTTGTAGTGTAAGACATTATTAAAAGTAATGTATTATATAAAAATAATCTTATATCAATTTTTATTTAGCAGCCGCAGCAAGTTTGCTTGCAGATGGTGGGAAGTGATGGGAGATTAGTTTTTGAAGGATGAAGTAGTTGATTTCTTCTTTGGCATCAACATTTAGAATTTTGCGTAGCTTTTCATCGGGAAGGATGAAGCGTTTGTTTTCTGGCTTATTAAGGTTATGTTCTTTGATATAGGCATTGATAAAGCGAGTGATATCAGTGCGAGATTTTTCGGTACCACGTGGTTCGCCAATAAAATCACAGAGTTCATCTGAGATCTTATTGGGCTTAGCAAAACCAGATGGAGAGTTTTTGGCATTTTGACGTTTCTTTTGTACCTTGTCAATGATTTTTTGTTGTTTATCCCATTCTTTGCTTAGTACTTTAAGTTGTCCTTGAAGTTCTTTGCCCATGGTTACAAAGGCATTAACTTTTTCAACAATGCCTTGAAGAACGTTTTCTTGTTGAGCTGTAGGTTGGGTGGTCTCAGGTTTTACAGGTTCTTCAACTTTTTGTACAGGAGCAGGTTTTACCACATCAGCAGCTTTAATTACAGGTACTTTTGTGGCGGCTGGTTTTTTCGCAGCGGCAACAGGGGCTTTTTTGGTGGCGGCTGGCATTATTATATCGTATTTACTTTATGGATATTTATATTATCTTTTGTTTATATCATTTTTACTAGCGTTTAAAAGATATCAATTATTATTAGAATGAAAGTACAAAGAATAGGTACATATAAAACAGGATTTAAATATTTTAGCAAAAATAATGAAATAACTGATGAAACGCAAATAGAATTTTTTAAATCTCTTAAAATACCACCAGCATATGATAATGTAACTATAACTAATGGAAAAAAAATAATAGCATATGGATATGATTCAAAAAATAGAAAACAAGTTATATATAACCCTGGGTTTATATCAAAACAGAATAGTGCGAAGTTTAAAAAAATAAAAGATTCAATAAAGTACTTTTCCAGATTAAAAAGAAAAATTAAAAAAGATATAAGTGGTAATGGTATAAATAAAATTTGTGCAATAATAATAACCCTAATATTAGATTGTGGTTTTAGAATAGGTAATAAAAAATATGAAATAGATAATGACTCTTATGGATTAACAACACTAAAAAAGAAACACATATTTATTGAAAATAATTTTATTAAAATAGATTTCATTGGTAAAAAAAAGGTTAGAAATACAGCAATATGTAAAAGCAAAGATATATATAAATTCTTCTTTGAGAGATTAGATAATATAGGCGATGAAGAATATATATTTAAATATAATGATAAATGTATTACTTCAAATGATGTAAATAAATATCTATATAATTTTTATAAAAGATTTAATTTAAAAATAACAACAAAGGATTTGCGAACTTTAAATGCAAATACTCTATTTATGAAATTCTTTAAACTAAATATTGGTGCTAAAAATCCAATAAAAAAATCTATTGAACATACGGCAATAAAATTACATAATACTTATGCTGTGTGTAAGAAAAATTATATTGATCCTGAAATTATTAAAATGGCAGAAAGTCAATTAAATAAAAATAAAAATTGATTTTTTTATATACTATAATATAAGATTAAACTTTGTTATAATATAAAATGGATATCGCAAGTATTATCAATAATATCAAGGAAATGTTAGTGGAACGTGGAGATGATATATCGCTATTTGAAGAACATGAACTTTCAGTTGATAAAGAAGAATATGAAAATGATAGAAATATCATAGAATTTCAAACATCAAAAACAACAGTCATATTTGCTCTAACAAAAAAATTAAGAAAATACGTTATGGATGAATTGAAGAATTATGAAGGAGATATTAATAATTTCATAACTAAATATGGTAATAAGAAAAACGTTATATTAATATTTAATAATGATACCGTATCTCAACCTGTTATTACTCAATTAAACAAATATGATAAACTCTTTCAGAAAAATGATGGCCAATTGCAATATTTTCATGCTCAACAAATAATGTTTAATCCTACAAAACATGAATATGTACCTAAACATATTAAATTAAGTGAGAAAGAAGCTTCTGATTTTATGAACGAATATATGATTAAAAGTAAGTTATATATGCCTGTTATATTACATAATGATCCAATTGCAAAGTGGCTTGGGTTAAAACAAGGAGATATTGTTAAAATTGTTAGATATAATGAAAATAGCGGTGTTTCGTTTTACTATAGATCTTGTTTTTAAATAAATATATATATTATTATAGAAGATAATATAACATAGTATGAGTATGGAGGTTCATAATGTTAAATATAATGAAGTCAATAAATTATTAAATGATATGTATAGTAAATATATAAATATTAACAATTCAGCAGATATAAGAACTCCATTTATAAAAGATACATTACAAAAAATAAGTGATGGAGATATTAAAGATGTAGATTTTGGAAAAAAATTTGATACTGATGGTTCAACTGTTATAAAAGGATATAATATAGATAAATCATCATTTACTAGTTTAATTAAAGAAGCTATATACTGCAAATTGGGTAATATTGTTGCCGATGAATCTAATCCAATTGATAACACAAAAGGTTCAAAAGGGTATTTAAAATTTGTTAAAGGTGGATCAGCAGTGGCAGGTAAAATTGCAATAGATAAAAATATAGATGTCAGAAATAATATTATTTGTAGTATAAATTTAATAAATGTATTTATTGATATATTGGAAGCATATAAAAGTTTTTTGGATGATCAAAAAAATTTATTACATTTAAAAAAACAGGTTAATAATATTATTATTGTTAATAAAAATGCAAGAAAACATGGAGATTTTGATGCAAGCAATCCAAAAACAAATTTAGGTTATTGGATTGATGGAGAATCGGATGACAAAAAGTTATCTACATCTACACTATTTTTATCAATAGACTCTTATGATGCGAATGGTAATGCTGATTATACTGGAACTAATAAATTATTACATGATTTTATTGTAAAATATGATATCATAAGTAATGTTATTGATGACAATTATGCACCAAATTATGGAGATAAAGAGGTTAGTACAGCACATAGTGCCACAAATGGATTAATTAATATAACTAATGAAGTTGTAAGGGGATCAGGATCAGCAAATGTAAATTATATTACAGGAATAGTTTTAACAAAAACAGCAGAAGGTATTCCAATAATAAAAAAAGCTAAATCTGCAAGAGATATTGTTAAAGATATTAATACAAATGATATTGATAATACTAGAATAAATGCTAGTAGTAATTCTGCTAAAATTAATGAGGTATTATTAAAAAGAGATAGAGAATTATTGAAGGATTTTTTAAATATGATAGTAAATCTTGATTTGGTAAA